CTGCTGTACAGAAATACTCAACGTTCGCATATTGCGTGGAATCAATTTTAAACTGAAACCCCGTAGGACTTAGAAAGTTTTTATTTGTAGTAGTCATATATCTATTTATACCAATCTATAAGCTAAGTTTTATTTATTTATCGTTAACAAACTCATTAAGTTTTCTAGCGATTGCAATAACTTCTTCTGTCTTAATAATGTTTAATGGATATTCCATTTTATTATCCGGGTTATTATCGTTGTGCATATAAACAGCATCTACTTCTCTAGACGCGTTTTGCTCCAATAATCCCTGTGCTTGGTTTAGTAAGTCGGCTCTAATTTCGAACCCTGATTTTCCTTTTGACATGTTTACCTCCGTGTGTGTATGTGTTGTCATTATTATTTATACGCATAAAAAAAGGGACCCGAAGGTCCCTTTAAACTGTAATCTAATTAAAGATTAGCTGTTTTGCATAATACCGTCTACTCTAAAGATTCTAAAGTAAGGGTTAGCTCTATCAGCACCAGTTGTACCGTCTGTAGCTACGAACGGGTTAGCAACCATACCATATCTAGTTTTGAAACCGATTCTTGGCTGGAAGTCTTCTTCACCAATTGCTTTAACCATAGTTAAAGGAACGTATGGGCAATAGAAAAGACCTGCGTCATATGGAGTGTTACCTCTATATCCTACCGTTATGTAGTCAGGGTTAGTACCAGCTGCATATGGATCAACATATACTTTGAACTTACCGTTAAGAACACCAGCAAAAGTATTACCAGTATCATCAACATTCAAAGAAGTTGAAAGTGCAGGGCTGTAGTCAAGCATACCAGAAGCAGCAAGTACAGAAGCAACGTCAGAAGAACAAATAACGTAGTTACCTTTTCCTCTTCTTGTAGCTTTAGCAATAACATTAGCTTCTCTTTCGATTTGCATGATAAGACCTTTAGCTTTTTCAGCCAACCATCTGCCGTCTGAATCAGTGTGCATATTAAAGATACCTTTAACAGCAACGCTTGATTGTAAAGCACCTAAAGTAGCTTTACGGTTTACTGTTCTAACAACTTCTCTGTTGATTTCCGCAAGGATTTCAGAAGAAAGGATGTTAGCAAGTTCACCTTCAGCATCTAGGCCGTGTACAGCTTTAAGATCTTGTGCAAGTTCCATTGTGTACTCAGCTTTTAGAGCTCTTGACTTAGCAGTTACTGTAGCTTTGTCAATTGAGAAAGCCATCTCACCGAAAGTAGTACCACCACCATCGCCAAGTGCTTCAGCAGCAGCTGTAGTTAGACCACCAGCAAAATCAGAAACGATTTCACCAGAAGTTTCACCAGTTGCTAATGAATTATCTCCATCATCAGCAGCAGCTTCAAGACCAGAAGGTCCAGCTTCTTGAGTGACTGTAGCGCCAGAAAAAGCTGTATTAGCTTCGTTAAATAAAGCTTCAGCACCAGTTTGGTTAGTGAATCTTGATTTCATTGCAAAGATTAGACCAGTAGGTCCGCTCATTGGTTGAACACCAGCGATATCGTAAGCGATAAGGTTAGGCATTGCTCTTCGTACTAGAGAGATCAAAACAGGATCGAATCCTTTGATTGCACCAGCAGTAGCACCCATACCAGCTCCAACAACGTTACCCGCTGCTTCTGTCATGAAGTTACCTTGCTGAGCTTGGGCTTCTTCCCTAGCTGAGATTTCTTGGTTCTCTAAAAGACGTGCTGTTACAGCTGCCTTGTGGCCGTCTTGAATTGATGGAACATCAGAGTGCTCGAGAACCGGAGCCCACTTTTCCATTAAGTTTTTGTCTGCGTTAAACATTTTTGTTTTCCCCTATTAGACTATTTGTTATATTTTGAAATAGCTTGAGTGTATCTAGCCATAACATCACTGACATCTGCCGTAGCAACGTCAGTACCAACCAATTGTTGAGCTTCATCTACTGATTCTTGAGCTTCAGATTTGAAGTATGATTCTTTAACAACATTGACTTTCATTTCGAAAGTTTCTGCAGTATCAAAATCGATATCTTCTACTAAAGATGCAAGCTTTTCAGCTTCAGTTAATGCAAGCCCAGAAGAAGCCTTTCTTACTATCTCAGCTCTTTCCAAATTGGAAACAGACTCAGTTAGACCGATATTCTCTTCTGTTGATTTATTTAAAGATTCTTCCAGTTCAGCAACCTGTTCGCTTAATTCATCGATCAGATCAACCTTACCTTCAGGTATCTCAATATAATGTTCTTTGAACACTGATTGTAAAGAAGACATGAAGTCCTCAGCGATCTCAGTCCTAAGACCAGTTTCAACTGCAACTTCGTTATCTGACATCCAGTTAGTAACTACATAGTTAAGGTATGAATCTACCTTCTCTACTAGCTCTGACTTGATTTCAGTAACTTCTTCTTCAAGGTTTGCGACGTACTCAGACTCTAATCTGTCAATCTCTGCACCTACTTTAGATTTTAAAGCAGCTTCAAAAATTATTCCAGCTTTCGCTTGGAACCCGTCAGAAAGAGTAGCTTCTTCAGAAACTAGTGATTCTAAATCTTCAGAGTAGTCAATATGGTCGATTTTTACATCTTCCTTAACTGGCTTCTCTTCATCTTCATCTTCAACTTCGTCACTTTCCATAGCTTTCATGCATGATGCATAAATCTTCTGTGCGTCTAGTTTGTTTGATTTCTTCAACATATCATTCACCGAGGCCATTAAAGCAGCTTTGGTTTTTGGCATTTCGACTACAGGCTTCTTGTCTTCGTCGTCTTCATCATCAGACTCCTTAACTTCTTCCTCTTCGTCATCATCACCTTCAACCTCGTCTTCTTCTTTTTTGGCTTTAGCTTCTACGATTTCTTCGTCTTGAACTTGTGTGTCTTCAACGAGCTCCTCGTTAGTAAGCTCTTCAGTTTCTGATACGTCTTCGACTAAATCATTTTTCATTTTGTCATTAGACATAATTATTCTCCTATTAAGAATTTACAAGTTTAGAGAGGAAATTTTTAAAAGCTTTAATCTCGATATCCGATGAACGCATACCTCGAGCTTCTTTTATTTCAGTCTCAATTTTCTCAATTTCTTGTGGACAAAGAACGCCATTTTCCCATATCCATTCAACACCTTCCATAATTCCATTGACAAATGCCTCTGGAGCTGAAGGGTCTTGAACGATATCTACTGTGGATAACATAAAGTCATCCTTCACATACATAGCGCCATTTTTTTGTACAAGACTTCCCATACCACGACTTGATACACCAAGCTTAACTCCACCTTCAAGCAAACCGGTTACGATATTGCCCATAGGGGTATTAAGTATTGATGCCTTTCCTATAACATTACTTCCGTCAAATTTGAGTTCTGTAATCTTATGCGAAACTTTATCTAAGTTTATAGTAGGACCTTCAGGGTGATTTAATTCCCCAACGGCTCTACCTTGACTTACTTGATCTTTTACATATTTGTTAACTGCATTTTCTAAAATGCTTTTTTCATACACACGCCCATTTCTATTTTTAGCGTCAGCTTGCATGAAAACACCCTCTATGCAAAGGGTCTTTTTACCGTTAACTTTTTCTTCAATAACTTCTAAGTTACTGTCGTTATATTCTGCTATAAGTTTCATATACTTATTTCCGTTGTTATTCCTCTTCTTTAGAGGCTTGTCTGACCTGTAATGTAGAAGCTAATTCTATCTTCTTTGCATCCAGGACAGCAGATAATTTGTCAGCCATAAGTGAGTTGAACTGCTTTCCAGCATCAACATTATCGCCATTTTTTACATTATCTATTAAATTTTCTATACTCATATTTTGTACCTTCGTTATATATTTATAATAATTTAGATGTCAAGGTCGTCGTCATCATCGATTTCACCAGATTGTTTTTCAGCAGCAATCTGTTTCTTCATATTAGCGATCTCATCATCCGATTGTCGTAAGATATTCTTACGCACCCATTCATTGGAAACATATTTTCCAACGTATTCATCCATCTGAGCTAACATTTCGAATCTCTCTCGTGTTATTTCAGCTTCTTTTAACTCACTAAAGTAAT